CACAAGCTTACGGAACGGAGTATTGTCCAGCTTCTCCACGATACGACCCGAGACGAGGGAGGGAACCATTTCCAGACCAACGTGCGTGGTCACGCCGTCCCATGCCTTGCGCTCGCCGAGGACGGTGCTGTACCACTTGCACACATCCTCTTCGACCATCCTCTTCTGTGAAGGGGTGTTCGCATCAAAATCCTCGGGGCGGACAGGCTTGACGTCTTTCAGAACGTCCATCGTCTCGTTATGGACGATTTCCTTGATGTCGTCACGGGTAGCAAAGGCATTTTCAGCCTTGAGCTGCGTGATGACACCGTTAATGACTTCCTGCTTCATATCAACATCGGGCATATCAGACCTCCTCAGGTCTCACAAATCGCTTTATGTAACGCTTCGAGGTATGCCAACGCTTCATCGGGCTGCTCGTCTCCTGACGAACTCTTGTCCGATGCCGCCAGCAATGCTGTCAGCGAGTCAACACAGGTTTGTACGAGATCGCGGTTGGACTTGGAAAGAACGCGCCCCTCTTTGAGTGCCACTTGCGCCTGTTCCAGAGCCAACCGTAATGCCTCCTGATTGGCGGGGACAGGGACGATGCTAAATTCGAGAAGCTCTGCCTTCGTGATGGTGGGGTCGGTTGCATCCTGCGCCCACTCTTGGGGCAGAAAGCCGATGGAGACGGCATTGAGGAAATGAGCATCCCATAGAGCGTGAATCTCGTCTGCTCGAACGCTGATCCCCTTCTCGGGGAATACGAACCGTGCCGTGATTCCATCGGGGCTTGTGGTCAGGCTCAATGCCCGTGCCACAGGAGGCTGAGCATAATCATGGGCAAACAGGACAACGGGATTCTTCATGTAGTTCCCAACGTCCATGCCCGTCGATACCACAATCTCGCCCTGACGATCCTTGGCAGAGGTGGTGATAATGGCCTCATACGACCCGTCCTCCAAGGCTTTGGACTCAACGACAAACTCCTTGAACTTGGTATCCATGACTAGGCCTCCCGAGCCATAACGAACGTCTGCAACTCTTGGAGCGTGTTGGACTCTTTGCCGAATAGCAAATGAAACTGTCTGTGGCATGAAATGCACATTGTCACGCCATTGTCAACATCAAGCCGCCCCTCTTTGCACCCCGCAAAATTGCTAACGTGGTGTGCTTCGAGTTCTCCCCCACGCTTACCGCACACGGGACACGTGTAACCATCCCGCTCGAATACGGACGTGCGCCACAGCGCATATGACAAACCGTTACGAGCCGCTTTATTTCCCGGAGTAACTCCACCCTTCCATTGGCAATTGTGACTACCTCGTTGCCATGCAGACATCTTCATCCGAGTCTCTAGCGACTTATGCTCACCAGTGCGCAGCCTCCGAGTCGCCTCTTTCGCCGCTTCAGAGCAAGGTGTTCCCTTCTTGGAGTCACTGATTCTCTTGCGCGTCTCCTCAGACACGACACACCCGCGCTTTGCAACAGCAATTTTGGCTCTCGCTTCAGGAGACATCGGATGCCCAGTGCGCCCCTTTTGAGCAACAGACATCTTCGCCCGAGATTCGGGGGACACGGGATGTCCGAGATGGACAATCCGCTGATGCTCTCGCTCTTCAAGAGTCAAATGTTCACCCTTTCTTGGCATGTCAGATCACCGGGAGTTCTGTGCAGCGGCACGAGCAAACTTCTTCAGCAGGGCCGTCTGGATCGCCGGGGTACTGCAACTTCGCGCCCCCGACAATGAACGGATCATTGACGCCGACTATCTGACCATCGGCTGCTGCATGAGAATCCCGAGTGCGGTCATCCCCAGTCGAGAGCCATTCCTTCTTCTCTACGCCATTGACTTTATAGGTCTCAACATCGGCATAGTTGTTCACGCCTATGACCTGGGTTCTGGCAATCGTCTCAGCGCGAGACTTGGCATTCACATCGAAATACCCTTCGATGTGCTTCACCATGTCAGGAATCGACAGTCCATTAGCGCGATCTGCAGCAAGGATGTCCATGATCTCATTGTTGGAAGTCTCATTGACATACTTGCTGTACTTTGCACCACGTGAGGCAATCCATCGCTTGATAACGGATGGATCAGGAACGGCCCACTCGTACCGGGCCGCAGTCTCCTCAGCGGACGCCATGCCAAACGCAATGAACAGCGGACGCCACTCGTCAAGCATCTCTGCTTCATCGAATATCTCTTTCGGCAATACGGCCTTCTGCCCGTCCAGCCACGCAATGACGCGCTTCTCCTGTTTATGGAACACGCTCATTGTCGCCTGCATAAACTTCTTCTCTTCAGGGGCCGTACGCGCAAGAAACCCCTTGGCAATGAGATTCCTTGCCTCAGGGGTATGTAGACCCTTCTGGATAGCCTTCCCTTCGTCTACGGGGGCAGGAACAGGCTCAGGGGGCAAAACAGGAGCGGGGGTTGGCTCAGGTTCGGGAAGGTCAGACGTAGAAATCGGAACCAACATTGCTGATCCCCAGAACACGTCGCCCCACTTCTTCTTGTCCTTGTACCCGTCCCGCTCGCGAATCTCGTTGATGGTGACAACGCCCGTACGGAGATTGATCTCGTCAATCTGTGCCCGCTCCAGCTTGTTGGCCTGTAATGCATCGATGCCCGTGTAGTCGAAACGGAACTCCAGACCCTTGAGACCAAGCAGGGGGAGCAGGAACAACGTGATCCTGTCAGCCAGCCTGTCAGCCCGAGGGCAGATCGTGTTCGAGTAGAGGATCCGCTCCTGAATCAGGGCGTTGGAGTAATCGACCGACTCCATGTCGCCTAGGAAGATGCCGGGTACGCCGAACGCCGTGCCGATCTCGTTCTTCGTGACCTTCGAGACCTCCAGCATCTTCATGTCGGCGGCCGAGATCCCCATTGGGGTGAACTTGAAACCAGCGCCTAAGAAGCCCATTGTCCCGGCCTTCTGGACACCGCCGTACCGCTCTTCCCACCTTGCTCGCATGGCGCTCAGTTCCGCATCGGACAGCTTCACGTCCGTGGAAAGAAGCCCCGACAGAATGCCGCCCGAGTTCATCTGATTGTTCCAGACTTGCTTGGCGTTCTCGTCCATGTTGGCCGCGTCCAGGACAGTACTCAGCTCAGAAAGTCCCATTTGCCCCGACAGGCTCAGGTTGGGGAACAGGACAAGGAGCTTGGGGTCGATCTGCTTCCAGTTCCCGCCTTCCAACACCTGAAGAGTCCCCTTCTCGTTGCGGAACATGTCAGCATCGAGGGAACGGAGGTTCATCGGTTCGACATAAAGAGCGCCAAACCCCTTCAGGAGCTGCCATGAGACCACCTGTTCGATCATCTCCACGAACGTCTGGTAGGGGTTGGGGCGCTTCAGGGCGCTTTCCTTCCCTGCAGCCACCTTCTCCCCCTGGTACAGGTGCCAGGGAAGGGAGCCAATACGAGAGGCAACAGTATTGACAGCTCTATAAACCCACACCGATTTCTCCATGGCAGAGCGGGAGGTCGTGATGGGGTTGGACGCGCTATTTGTTATGCCGAAAGCGGCAGACATGATGTCGTCATTGAGCGCTGTCTTGACCCTTCCTATACCGAATTGACGCTGTATCCAGCTCATCCAGTCCTCCCTATGCCAGCAGTCCCATACGAGGGAACAGTGCCAGCACCAGGGAATCGGCAAGGTCGGGCGATCTGCCTAAGACCTTCTTGACCTCTTCCTTGGGCTGGATGACGATCTTGCCTGTCAGGTTGTAACGATAAGAACACATCAACTCGCGTTCCAAATCCTTATCATCAGGGAGCGACAGATCACCGTCCAAGAGCCTCTGACGGACGACCCACCATCCCTCTGCTTTCCTGTTGGCAAACTTGTCCGAGTCCCATGCGGGTTCAGCGACATTAACCCCATTGACCCCGGGGAGACCCATGCCATTCAGCGCGTCTACCACGCCCCCGCCCACGCCGATCACGTCCACATTGATTGACTCGGCATGGTGCAACAGAGATTCATCGTAGACGCGCCTGGCCAGCTCTTGGGTATCCATGCCTCGCAAGACAATCTGGGGCAGAACCTTGTGCCCCTTGACGACAGTAATAACTGAGCGGTCGTCTCCAAATCTGGCGACATCAACTCCGATGACCACAGGCAACCCCTCAGGGAGGTCTCTTGTCATGGCGTCACGGATGGCACTCAGGGGAATGACGGACTGACTGGTCGATGCTTTGTCCAGACTGCACTCGTACTCCTGCCCGAACCGCGCCGTGTCCCCGTCCAGCTCTGCCAGCTTGGACTCTTTCCACT